CGCCAATGCCGGCCGCATCGTACGCTTTGCGCAAACACAATGCGCCATACTCGCCAAAGGCCGAGTAAATCACGCCACGCACGGCCTTCCACGTGTCCCAATCGCAACCTTTGGGCCATAGCGCTTTGACGTGTGTCACCATTTGCGCGGCAAACGTATCACTCGCGAGCGAATGATCCGCCATGTCGGCCGCCATCGTTTCAACGATTTCCACTTGCTCGGGCGACAGTACGCTTTCGAGTGCATCGCGATCGGTTAGAATTGCGGGAACTGCAATCGTTTCCGCGCGACGTGTTGCTGTTGCTAGTATCTTACGCTTCATGGTTTTCTCCGATGTAGTAATGTGGCGCTTTGTTCCTGCCACGTTTACATCATAGCATGATAGCGCGCGAATGGTGGATTATAGGCGCAATCATTTTACAACATGGCATTGTAAACTGGCAGCGATGGTGCCCCCATTGATATAAAGTAATTCTTTCCAGCAGGGAGAGGGGGGCAAGGGGAATCGAGGCGCGCGGCTGGCCCCTGATTTGCCCATCGCACACTCGTAATTTCCAAATTTTCACACTTATACCCCCTCACTATTTCCTGTGAAAATCTCACAAAATTATGAGTTTCCGGCCCCTTATACCCCCTAAAATTGACTTTTACCCCTAGTTTCGGTATGTTCGGCCTATGAACACGCCAACCAAGCCCCTGCGCAAAATCTGCTCGTGCTCCACCTGTGCCTCTGCGGGCAGACCTCAAAGCGCGAGCAAGTTCGGCTTCAACAACACCTCCCCGGATGGACTACACTGGTACTGCAAGGTGTGCAACAACGCCAAACAGCGGGAATGGAAGCTGGCTAATCCGGATAAGGTGCGCGAATGGAAACGCAAGTACGTTGAGCGCAACAAAGAGCGCAATAAACAGCGGGCGGCAGCATGACGGCGCTTCCAAAACGACTCAAGTGGCATGGTAGAGCGGGGCAGTGCTGGACGCTGTTCTCAACATGCACAAGCGGCCCCGACAAAGGGTACAAAACGTATTGCGTGCTGCCCAAAGGACACGTAGGACGATGCAGTAATGTTCTGCTCAAGCCGCGAACGATCAGCCACTACGACGATGAAAATGGGATGTGGGTGTTCGCATGAAGATCCGTTTCATCGACAGCATCTGGCAGGACGGCGCGCAGCCGGGCGATGCAGCGTGGGCATCAAGCGGCGGTGAAGGTATAACCGACAGCGCCACAGGGGAACCGGTGCCGGAGAAGCTGCATGCGGCTCTCGTCTATCGCTGCCCCGGCTGTAACGACATCCGCTCCGTGCCCATCAAACCGTACAACAACGGCATGGGAGCGCAGTGGGATTGGGACGGCAACGTGGAGCTACCAACGCTCACACCGTCGATCCAGCAGTACCATTGCAAGTGCCCCGGTCTAGGCTGGCACGGATACCTGACGGCGGGTGAGTGGATAACGCTATGAACGACTTAGACGAGATCGGAGGTGGGGCGATGACCGTCGATACGGCACCGCCTAGCGATCTCAAGCTACTCGCACTGCATCCAGACCCCGCGATGATCGGGTGGCCCCCCTCGCTACCCGTGGAACTGGCGATGGGAGAAACGTCCCCCAAAGAGATATGCGAGGCTTACGACATAGACCGCGAGCACTTCATCGTGCTCACACGGAACGCCGTGTTCCAGAAAGCGTTCGCGGACGCGCGCGAGATGCTCGCCAAGGAAGGCATGGCGTTCCGCGTCAAAGCGCGTATGCAAGCGGAAGGGCTGCTGCCCGAGTCGTGGCGACTGATCCACAGCCAGTACACACCAGCGAACGTCAAGGCGAAGCTGATCGAGGCCACATGGCGCGTTGCCGGGTTCGAGCCGAAGGAGAGCGACCGTGCACCGGGGCAGAACCTGCAGATCAACATCAACTTGGGGTAGCGGTGAGAAGTCGAGGGAAACCTCACTACCGGAGATTCGGCATGCGTACCTATTTTGATGAAGCACGGTGGCCGCTGGACAAGGCCGCGAAAACGATGATCGGCATCTGCATACTGGCGTTCTCGGTCGTGGTGATGCTGACCATTCTGTACATCCGCACGCAATAGGAGCAACAATGTCAATGACCAACGAAGATCTCATCGCCATGTTGGCGAATCTGCAGAAGCAACTCGCGATCATGATTATGATGGTGTCGCCGCCCACGAATGGGCCGACTCTGCCCGCGCAACCCCTGCAGCCGCCGACACCCATTCGGCCCCCAGCGCCGCTCGCACCTGTGCCCCCTACGCTTCCTACCCCGCCACCGCCCCCGCCGAACCCGCTGTACGAGCAGGACATCAATCACATGCTCGTGCACGTGCGCGCGTACGGCAACAATCGAGTCGATCCGTTGGTTGGCCCCGACTGTCCGTTCACCGTCACGTTGCCGAAGACCGGGCACACGCTCTCGGAGCCGCAGATCGGACTCGGCGAGATGTTCATGGGGTACTGCATGCGCGTCGCCGACCAAGCCACGGGCGGCGATGGGGACAAGTATCTGCCGGGCATCGGCTCGTTGTTTCTCGGCACCGGCCATCTGTTCGCCAAGACACCGCAGGGCGTGTTCAATCCGGACGGCTCGAACTGGCCGATGGCTGCCGACTGCTATTACAACATGCGCGCGTACATGACACCGGAAGAGAAGGTGCAGGACGCTGCGTCGCAAGCAGGATGGGCGAAGTGGGACGAGGAAGTGAAAGCGCGGGTGGAGAAGGAGAAAAACCCTACGCCAGCGCCCGCACCCGTGGGTGGTGATCTGCCGCCGGGGGAGACACCGCTGTGAGAAGATTCGCTACGGCCTTGCTCGTTGCCTGTCTTGCGGTACCTGCACTCGCTGCAAAGCCGATAACGTTTTGCGATGTGTGCCCCGGCTACATGATCTCGAAGAAGGGGAACGATGTGCTCATTCGTTGCCCCGGTGAGCCGTTGGACAAACCGTGGATGACATTCAAGGATTGCAAGAATCCGAAAGTCACTCGCACACCGACGATGGTCACGATCAACTGTACGTTCGGATAATGGCGCTGATCGACTACAAACCACCGCCGACGATCCGCAACTTCATCCGACACTATCATCCCGGTAGACTGTTCTCGGATTGGATCATCGGCCCGGTGGGAAGTGGTAAGACCACCGGGATCTTCTTCAAGCTCATTTACATGTGCACGCTGCAGGCGATCTCACCGATCACCAAGAAGCGGCACGTGCGGGCGGTGATCGTGCGCAACACGATGCCGCAGTTGGTGGACACGACCATCTCGTCTTGGATGTACTGGTTCCGGCCGGGCGAGGCGGGCACATGGGAAGTCACCAACAAACGCTTCCTGCTCAAGTTCGCTGATGTCGAATGCGAGGTGTTGTTCCGCGCGCTCGATACCGCTGACGACGTGGCGCGCGTGCTCTCGCTTGAAGCCACGTTCATCCTGATCGATGAGTTCGTGCAACTGCCAAAAGAGATCATCGAGGCACTGGCTGCGCGCTGCGGACGTTACCCACCGACGAAGGATGGCGGTGCTACCAATTGGGGCATGTGGGGGTCATCAAACCCCGGTAACGAGGATGACTGGTGGAAGGAAGCGTTAGATGGAGCAGCGCAGGCGGCGTGGACAGAACAAGACCGTACGGTGCATGAGAATGAGCGTCTGCTTGCGGGCCTGCCACAGCAGAGCACATGGACATACTTCGAGCAACCGTCAGGGTTCTCCGATGATGCTGAGAATGTGGAGAATTTGCCGGGTAAATCGGCGTACTACACGTCACTCTCGCAGGATCGATCAGAACACTGGATCAAGCAGTTTATTGAGGTAGAGTGGGGGTATTCGCTGGCAGGTAAGCCAGTGATTGCGACATTCAATTCGGGAATCCATGTAGCCAAAACGAAATTGCTGTACAACCCCAAGCTGAAGCTCATAGGCGGTCTCGATCCCGGCATGAATACCGCGATGATTATTGGGCAGCAGGATCATTTTGGCCGTTTGAACGTGCTTTCTGAGCTTGTTACACGCGATTATGGGGCTAAAAGGTTCGTCGCTGACAAGCTGAAACCGCACCTGAAACAGTTCTATCCGGACGCCGATTTCGTCATTTCGCCTGATCCAGCGGCAGGACAACGCGCGCAAACTGACGAACGCACCGTTGTTGACATTCTATCCAAAGATTTCAGAGTGAAGATCGCCACCAGCAACAATCAGTTGCCGGGGCGCATCGACGCGATTGAACATTTCACCACGCGGCTTACGGAAAATGGCCCGGCGATGCAAGTCGATCCGTTGTGCCGCATGACTATTCGTGCATTGCGCAGTGGGTGGAGGTATAGTACGAACACCAAGGGTGATACGAAAGAGACCCCGATGAAGAATGTGTATTCTCATCCGGGGGATGCTCTTTCGTACTTGTGTCAGTATTTCTATGTGGGTAACGCTCGTGAAGATCGCAAGAAACGACACGGCAACGCGGTACCCGACGTGAACACCTACTCACTACGCTAGGACACGATATGGACCCTGTAGCGCAACCAATCGCGTCAATGCCCCCACCGCAGCCCGTGATGCCTTCCGATGCGGTCAGCGCTCCCGCGATGCTTACGCCACCCGTCATCAACCAAGAGAAGCTTCGTGCCCTTGGCGTTCGTCTCGCTTCCGACTACAAAACGTACGAGAACCACCGCAAACTCGCGGAGCTACGCTGGACACGCAACCTGCGTCAGTTTCTTGGCGAGTACGATCCGGACGTTTCCAAACAGCTTGACACCAACCGCTCGCGAGCCTACCCCCGGCTGACGCGCGTCAAGGTCGTGTCGATGGTGGCGCGGCTGATGAATCTGCTGTTCCCCACGTCGGAAAAGAATTGGGGCATAGGGCCATCGCCGATTCCGAATCTGTCGATGGAAGATCTGCAAATCGTGCTGCAGCAGGCGCAGGCCGGTGTGGCGAAAGCGCAGAAGCAACTCACCGATGCGGTGATCGAGGCCGCAGTGAAGGCGTTCGCGCAGACACGCGCCACCGCGCTTGAACTGGAGATCGAGGATCAGCTTGAAGAGATCGGCGGCAGTCGCAGCCTGTCGATGGTGGCGCTGGTGCGCAAGGTGCTCTTCTCCGGTGTGTTGTACGGTGTTGGCGTGCTCAAGGGGCCGTTCGTGCGCCCGCAGAAGCAAAGAAAGTGGGTGGTAAACCCGACGACAGGTCAATACACGCCGCAGGAATTTACCGCGTTCCGGCCGCAGTTCGAGTTCGTGCCGGTGTGGGATTACTACCCCGACATGACTGCCAAGCATCTCGATCAGATGGATGGCCAGTTTCACCGACTGGTGCTATCGAAGATGCAGCTACGCGAACTCGCGGATCGCACTGATTTCTTCGGTCCTACCGTGCTCTCCTATCTACAGCGCATGCCGAAGGGCAACTGGAAAGAGCGTACGTACGAAACGGAATTGCGGACTATCGGCGTGCAGAGTTCGGTCAATGTGCTCTCCAGCAGCAAGTTCGAGGTGTGGATTTGGGACGGGCTGGTGTCGAGCCAGCAGTTGAAGGAAGCCGGTATCGAGCTACCGCAGGGGCTGTCGAATGACATGGTGGAAGCTTCGGTGTGGATGCTCGACAACGAAGTCATCAAGTGCGACATCTCGCCGTGGGTCGAGTTGGAGCCGAACCAACGCGTCAAGATGTACCACCACTTCATCTTCGAGGAAGACGACAGTTCGCTCCTCGGCAATGGCCTGCCGAACATCATGCGAGACTCGCAGATGGGCGTGGCAGCGGCGACACGGATGACGATGGACAATGCGTCCATCACGTGCGGCCCGAACCTTGAAATCAACACCGAGTTGCTGCGTGACGACGTGGACCGTAAGAACGTGGTCCCGTACAAGCTCTGGTACCGAGAAGGCACTGGCGCGGACGCGATGATTCCTGCGGTGAAGAATATCTCGTTCGACAATCACATTGGCGATCTGAAAAGTGTGATCGATATGCACATGAACTTCGCCGACATGGAGACGTTCGTGAACGCCGGTACTGGCGGGGATATCGAGAAGCTACCAAGCGAGCCGTTCCGTTCGGCCGCTGGTGCCTCGATGATGAAGGGCGATCTCGCGCTGCCGTTCAAAGACACGGTGCGCAATTTCGACAACTTCACGATCTCGTATATCAGTTCGCTCATCGTGTTCAATCGGCACTTCAATCCGAACCCGGAAGTGCAGGGTGATTTCTCCCCCATCGCCCGTGGATCGACCTCGCTGATCGCGAAGGAGGTTCGTGGCATTGCGCTTGACATGCTGGGCACGAACCTGCAACCGGAAGAGCGTCCGTACGTGAAGTGGCACAAGCTATTGCAGGAGAAGATGAAGGTACGCGATGTGGATGTGACGGGCGTTGTCGCGGACGACGACGAAGCAGTGGAAATTGACGCTCATGCAGCGGAGCAGGCCGCGCAGGACAAGAAAGACATGGCCGAGTTGCTAAGAGCGGAGGTGCGGAAGTTGCTGGCGGATGCAACAAAGTCGCTCACACAGTCGGACAAGAATTCCGCAGCGACCGAAGTGGCGCAGTTCAACGCGATTCTAGGAGGGCTGGAAAGTGGCGTTACCCCAACAGACGTACACGCAGCAAGGTCAGGTGCTGGAATACCGACGCCGATTGCTAACGGCTTCCGCAGAACCAGTGGTGCAGACCCTACTCCTGCTGCTGGAACTGGAACTAAATAAGCTGCGAAATAAAGCATTGACGATATCAAAAGACGATCTCGGGAAGCTGCAAGGGCGTGCTGAAGCGTACACGCAGGTGTATAAGTGGCTGACGGAGCCTCTGGACCCCAAGATTGACAATCAGTAACATCGAGCATATAAGGCGACCTATGGACCCCAAAGACAAAGCACCTGAAACTCCTGTCGTCGTTCCGGCGACACCGATAGCACCGTCAACGCTACCGGAAGATGACTTCGATGCTGTGTTCGACGCCATCACTTCGGAAACTGCTCTTGGCACTACGCCTGTCGAACCGGTTGTCCCCGCGACACCAGCGACGCCTACGGCTGCGGCTCCTGCTGCACCGGTTGAAGGCGGGGCTCCTGCGGCGGTAGCACCGGAGACTCCGGAAACGCCCGCTACTGTCGTTCCTCCGGAAGAAACGGATTGGAAGGCAAAGTTCGAAGCGCTCGAAGCGGAACGCGCGAAAGCGCCCGCACCTGCGCCTGCCCCAGCGCCCACTGCTGCGGCTCCGGAACCTGTCGCTGCGCCCGCTGCCGCCCCTCCCGAAGAGATTCAGTGGTATCGGCCCTCGGAGGAAGAAGCGGCCGTGCTTGCAGAGCACGAGAAGCAGTGGCCGGATATCTCCAAGGCCGAAGCGATTCGCACCAAGCAGGCGG